GACTCTGCCGGAGCATAACCGCATCGCCCTGATTGCAAGGGCCAACTGGATAGCCGAGGCGCATCCTTACCAGATCGCCCCAGACCTACAACAAAAGTACACGGTTTTCTGTATGCTCGCCGGCCGTGGAGCCGGCAAGACCCGTTCGGCAGCCGAAACCCTCTGGTGGTGGGCATGGTGTCACCCGAAGACCATGAGCATTGTTCTAGCCCCAACGAGCGGTGACTTGAAGAACACCTGCTTTGAAGGGCCGTCCGGACTCTTGGCCTGCATCCCTGAGGAACTGGTCGAGGACTACAACAAGCAAGACCACATGATCAGGCTGACTAATGGGTCACGCATTCGTGGAGTGTCTGCTGACTCATACGACCGTCTGCGGGGTATCAACTCCTCATTTTGCTGGTGTGACGAGTTAGCCGCCTTCAACTATCTCGGGCCGAACGAGGCGTGGGATAACATGATGCTTGGCCTGCGTATCAAGCCTGACAGCCAGCCGCATAGTGAGCCGCGGGTGATCGTGACCACGACGCCCAGACCGAAAGACCTGATCCTTGACTTGGTTGGCCGCGAAGGGGATGACGTGATCATCAGCCGCGCCTCAACCTACGACAACGCTGCCAACCTTGCCCCAGCCTTCCAGAAGCAGTTGGAGCAGTACAAAGGCTCCAAACTGTACTTGCAGGAGGTTCTGGGCGAGGTCGTTGACATGGAAGACGGCAAGGTGGTCAGCCGTGACATGTTCAAACTCTGGCCGAACAACAAGCCGTTCCCTGTCTTTGAGTACATCATCCAGTCTTACGACTGCGCGTACACAGACAAAGAATACAACGATCCCACTGCCATGACCTGCTGGGGTGTGTTCAAGCCTGAGGATGGGCCTATAAGCGTCTTGCTGATTGATTGCTGGGCAGAGCATCTAACCTTCCCCCAGTTGCGCCCAAAGGTCATCGAGGAGTGGCAGAACTCCTACGGGGACGAGAAGCGCATGAAGCGCCCCGACCTGATCTTGATCGAGGAGAAGGCGAGCGGCCTGTCCTTGCTGCAAGAACTCCGCAATATGCACCTGCCTGTGCGTGGCTGGAATCCGGGCAGGGCTGACAAGATGACCCGGCTTCAGATCACTGCATCGATCTTCACCACCGGCCGCGTCTGGCTGCCTGAGTCGTCTATCCGCAAGGGTTATGTCCGGGACTGGTGCGAAGGCTTCTTGAGCCAGATCTGCTCGTTCCCTGACTCGACGCATGACGACTACGTGGATAGCGCTACGCAAGCGATTCGGTTTCTGAAAGACATCGGTTATCTAGACATTGATCCGCCCCCAAGGTATGATGACGATGATCTAGTCGATACCCGACCTACTCGGGTCAATCCTTATGCGGTGTAATACATGGGCGCTTTAACCGAACTTGCTAATGCCTTGAAAGCCGCACAGTCGGCAAGCAAGGTTGTCCCTGCCGCAGAGCGTGAGGCAAACCTTGCTAAGTTTTTGGCTGAATCAAAAGACACACGCAGGATGTATCACGGAACTCAGGCAGACATTAGCCAGTTCATATCACCGCGCAAGGGTGTATTTGTATCACCTGACCCAGAGTTTGCAAGCAATTTTTCTGAAGGCGCGACGGGTATGCACGGCCCGAATGTTCTGCCTGTGCGTGTGCAAGTTAAGAATCCATTTGATTATGACAACCCAGAGCATATGAAAGCAATCCGTGAGGAGGCAAAGAAACAATTCCCCGGCAACAAAAGCGTTCAATACGACCTTGACGCAATATCTGGTGTCGATGATAGCGGCGGCATGTTCAATAACTGGGATTCAATCGAACACCCAGACATCCAGCGGCTAATCAAACAACTAGGACATGATTCCTACTACACAAGTGAAAACGGCATAAAGAACCTTGGTATTTATAACCCAAATAAAATTAAATCCGACATCGGCAACCAAGGCACATACGATACATCGACTCCGGACATCACAAAAGCCGATGGTGGCCGTATCCACCTGAGCCTCTTGAACCCAAACCTAAAGGAGCATGTCGAGCGTTTTGCTGCCGGTGGCAACTCTCGCAAGGATGCCAGCGTATCTGAGGCGGTGACCCAAGGCTTGCTACCTATGCTCTACGGCGCAGGCAAGGGCGCTGTCTCTGGTGTGCTTGGCGCTCCCGGCGACCTTGAATCCTTTGGCCGATCGGTTGTCAACGCCGTTTCGCCCAGCCAATCAGTGCTTGGGCATATTGACCGGGTGAACCCAGAGACAGTTCTGCCAACAAGCGAATCGATAGCCAACCGGTTGCCAAGCCTTAAAGACTTTGGCGCTGGTAAGACCGCCCAGCATTCGGAGAACTTCGGATCTGGAGCCGCCCGCAACCTTGCCGGTATGGCTGTTGGCCCTGAGTCGTTGCTTGGACTGACCAAAGGACTGCCTGTCGGCGCAAGCATCAAACTTGTTGGAGATGTACCACAAGTTAACAAAGCATTAAACGCGGCTGATAAGATCAAGCCTTTGGAGAGCAACTATGTCACACGACAAGACGGCCCGTTCTACCGGGTCAAACCCACTTCACCGAGCGCGTCTGTTAATGGCGCAACACGACAAGAAATATGGGGTTCCAACGCAGCAGCGGACGCCCGAGCAAGACGAGAGGCTGGCGATGGAAGTGCGGCACTATTCTCGCATGACGCCCTCAAAGACACGGTAACCAACCCAGAGACAAACCTTCCTTGGCAGTTAGCCAATAAGAAGACACAAACAATCCACGGGCGGGATTACCAAACGCCTGAGATGCCGCCATCGAGCGCTCAGAAGCAATTGCCTGTTGCCAAGGCTTTTTTGGCTGGCGCTGAGAACAACCCAGCCTACAAAGAAAACGTCTTCAAGGCTTACCAAGCGCAACATCCTGAGTTGATCGAGCAGACAGGGGCTAAGAACTACGACGATCTACTGAAGGCCAGTTATCAACAGTTGGCCAAAGAGACCAAAGACCAGTTCAACTCGCTGCCTTACGAGATCTCCTTCCATCGCAACGGTGAAGGCAACTATCCCAACAGCGCGGCCATGAATGCCGACATCCACGGCAATGGCCACATCTACACCTTCCAAGGCGGCAACCGCCACGACTTCTTGCATGAGGTTGATCCTGAGACCGGCTTGAACACAAACGAGATGTTCCGCACGGTGCATGACGTGTTTGGCCACGCTATCCACGGCAATCAGTTTGGCCCAAAGGGTGAAGAGATCGCTTGGGGCGCTCACCAACAAATGTACAGCCCTCTGGCCGTTCCTGCCATGTCAGCAGAGACCCGTGGCCAGAACTCGGTGGTTAACTACAGCCCGCTCAACCAAGAAGTGCTTGGCGCTGTGCGTGGCCTCGATGACCGCATCAAGCAGATTGCCCACCTCGGTGACACGCCTGACCTGCAAGCCTTGAAAGCAGAAAAGAAACGCTTACTGACCGAGGAATTCCAATACGCACCGCAGGCCAGCGTCTTGCTGCCGCCTGAGATGAATCGCCCAGACTACAACGGGTTCATGCCTGAGTATCTGAAGAATCCAGCCGAGAGCGTGACCGGCCCTAACTCTGAAGCCATGAGACTGGCCCAGCAACGCGCAGCAGCGCCAGTAAGCATGGGTGGCTTAGGGTTGGCTCCATTCAATACGCCTGAGCAACGGGCGGCCGCTATGGGCTTTGACCTGAATACTCCTCAGCATCATGTCACCAATGCAGACGTTGACTTCAGCGCCATCAAGCCATCGGCCTCCGGAAAGTTTGGCGCTGGTGTCTATAGCAGCAAGAGTCCAAAGTACGCAGAGATCTATGCTGATCCAGCATCCAACAACACCCGCAATATGCCTCTGGTGACCAGCGGCGAGTACATGAAAGCGCCTGAGCGCGATGCCATGTGGGATGAGCAAAGACCTCAAAACCCTAATCTTTCAGCCCGTGAGATGAACGACCTTATGTCCAAACAGGCCCAAGAGCAAGGTTATTCTGGGTTTGATGTTGGCCGTGAGCGCGTAACATTTAACCCGGATGATGTACGCTCTAGGTTTGCTGCCTTTGACCCGTGGCGTCGAAATGCCGCTATTGCTGCTGCTATGGGCGTAGAAGCCCCTGACCTGCTGGCTAAAGAGTCAGACGGGAACAAGCGCGGTGGCCTTATTCACTTTAAAGCGAGATAAACATGGCGACACAAATGCCTATTGAACAGGACTACGACCGCCACATTGACGGTATGCCTATCCAAGAGAACGATGACGGTAGCGCAACGGTTGATCTGCCTGACGAGTTGTCCGATGTGCAAGAACTGCCTGACGGCTCGGCGATTGTCCAGTTAGATGATCATTTCAAAGGCCCAGCAGACGACGAAGAGTTCTATTCCAACCTTGCCGAGACCCTCAACAGTTGGGACATGGAAGGCTTGGCCCTCAAGTATTTAGACCTGATTGACAAAGATAAAGAAGCCCGTGAGAAGCGTGACAAGCAATATGAAGAAGGCATCCGCCGTACTGGTATGGGTGATGATGCCCCCGGAGGTGCAACCTTTATGGGAGCATCTAAGGTTGTTCACCCAGTCATGGCTGAGGCCTGCGTTGACTTCGCTGCACGCGCGATTAAGGAACTCTTTCCGCCGGACGGCCCGGTCAAGTCGAAGATTCTTGGCGATGTTACTGACGACAAGGAAGAAATCGCCGATCGCAAGGTTGACTGGGTTAACTGGCAACTGACCGAGCAGATCGAAGAGTTCCGGGACGAGACCGAGCAACTGCTGACCCAATTGCCTTTGGGTGGCTCTCAGTTCTTGAAACTTTGGTACGACGAGAAGAAGAAGCGCCCATGCGCTGAGTTCGTTCCTATCGATAACGTGATCCTGCCATTCGCCTCGGTGAACTTCTACACCGCCCAGCGCGTGACTGAGAAGCAGGAGATCACTCAGTTTGAATACGATCAACGAGTAGAGCGCGGTCTGTACCGTGACGTGGATTTGGTTCGTGCCACTGCCGAGCCTGACCAAACCCACTCTGAAAAGGCCAGCGAGAAGATCGAAGGCAAGAAGTACATCGACAACATTGATGGCCTCCGCACCGTCTACCACATCTACACTTGGCTCGACCTCGAAGACGACAAGCGCACCAAGGGCGAGTCTGCTCCCTATGTGCTGATGATCGATGAACTGGATAACAAGGTTCTGGGTATCTACCGCAACTGGGAAGAAGGCGATGAGACTTTTAGCAAACTTGATTGGATTATTGAGTTTAAGTTTATTCCTTGGCGTGGTGCATACGCTATTGGCCTCCCTCATCTTATCGGTGGTCTCTCAGCCGCTCTCACTGGCTCTCTTCGTGCTTTGCTTGATACTGCTCACGTCAACAACTCGTTGACAATGCTCAAACTGAAGGGCGCAAAGATCTCTGGCCAAAGCCAACAGGTTGAGATCACACAGGTCACTGAGATCGAAGGCGCGCCCGGTGTGGACGACATCCGCAAGATTGCGATGCCCATGCCGTTCAACGCACCCAGCCCAGTTTTGTTCTCGCTCCTTGGCTGGCTTAACGACGCTGCCAAGGGCGTGGTATCAACCGCCGAAGAAAAGATCGCTGACGCCTCGAATAACATGCCTGTGGGTACTGCTCAGGCTTTGATTGAGCAAGGCTCACACGTTTACTCTGGCATCCACACACGCCTGCACAACTCCATGCGCCGTGTCCTGATGGTGCTTGGCCGCATCAACCGCTGGTACTTGGATGACCAGCGCCGCGGTGACGTGGTGAGAGATCTGCCGATTGCTAAGGCTGACTTCAATCGCAACTCAGACATTGTTCCCGTTTCTGACCCGCACATCTTCTCTGAGACCCAGCGCATGGCTCAGACGCAGGCTGTGATGGCCATGATGGCTCAGTTCCCTCAGTCATTTGACCAGAATGCCGTGCTGTCTCGGATGCTCAAGCAGATGAAGGTTCCGAACGTCAACGAATTGATGCCCAAGACCAGCCAGCCGCTGGAGATGGATGCCGCCGACGAGAATGCTGCTATGGCTCTCGGCAAGCCCGCTTTTGCTTACCCACGTCAAGATCAATTGGCTCACATTCAAACTCACATTGACTTTGCCTTAGATCCTGCGTTGGGTAGCAATCCAAACATCGCGCCTCAGTTCATCCCTGCGGCTCTCGAACACATCAAGCAACACATGCTGCTCTGGTACACCAACCAGATGAAGACCTACGTTACTGGTGGCTCAAACCTCGATCTGGGTAAATACGAGACCAACAAACTGGCCGCTCAGGTGGACAAGGCGTTTGCTCTGGCCTCCGGTCACGTCAAAATGGACACGCCGCAGGTCTTTGCACAGGTTCTGCCCGCTATTCAGCAACTCGGTCAGATGGCCACACAGATCGCTCAGTCTGCCCAGCAAGCACAGCCGGCCGATCCAGAAGCCCAAGCCGTCTTGCAGGCGTCTATGGCCGAAACCCAACGCCGTGCGGCCAAAGACAAGGCAGACATTCAACTCGACATGCAGTCGATGCAGAACGAACAGAAGCGCGCATTCGATAAGCAGCAGACTGACATCGCTATGAACGCTGAAAACAATCTCACTCAAGAGCGCATGAAGACGGCGCAGTTGACGGTAGATGAGGCTAAGTTGCGCCGAGAGCAAGAAGCAACTGCAAACGCTCTAGAAGCACGAACTCAACATAACTTAGGGAGTTAATCATGGATCAGTTAGACAAAGACCAAATGAGTGAACAAGTTCGTCAACAAAAACGCCTGAAGATGGGCGCTTGGATTGACGGCCAAGAGATTAAAGAAAAATCTAAAGCGACTATGAGCGAAGCCAACAGCGACCACGGCGATTTTGAAAAGTCCTCTATCGACAAGAAAAACGCATGAACATTATTTCCAGCCTGATCTCCGCTGTAAAAGTGGAGCAAGACAAGATAAGAGAGTCAATGGTGGCGGGTCACGTCATCAATTTCGAGACTTATCAGCGTCTGGTTGGACAATTTCAAGGGTTAGACAAGTCTTTAGAGATCCTCAATGATCTTTTAAAGGAAAAAGATGACGACAACTAGCACGGTAGCCGTTGATTCGGCTGATTTACTGGAGGCTTTTCCAGTTGTAGACCCCGGTGCAGTTCCTCTAGGTGCGCGTGTATTGGTTCAATTACGCAGGGCTAAGAAGAAAATCACTTCATCGGGAATTATTTTGCCCCAAGAAACACGCGATACTGAGAAGGCTCAAAACCCTGTCGGTAAAGTGATTGCTATTGGACCATTGGCGTTCAAGAAACGCGACACAATGGAGCCGTGGCCAGAGGGTTCATGGTGTGAAGTGGGTGATTTCCTGCGAGTTCCCAAGTGGACAGGCGATAGGTGGGAGGTTGCAGTGCCCGGCGCTGACAAATCCGACGATAAAGCCGAGTTCATTATTCTGAACGACCATGAAGTGATCGCTAAAGTGACGGGTAATCCGTTAGAAGTGGTGGCATTCGTATGAGTACCGCACCACGTCCAGATGAGATGACCATCAAGGAAGAGTTGGACGGTAGTGCTGTAGTGGATTTGCCGGAAGGCGTTGAAGCACCAGTCGCTGAGGCCAACGAAGACGATGATGAGAAGGCCCGTAGTGCTGAAATAGCCGCTACAGGCTCTGTAGACCCCGATGCTGAGGCTTTGCGTGAGCAAAAACGCTTGAAGCGCCAGCGTCGCAAGGAATATCACAAGCAAGTTGAGATTGAGAAGGACATCAAACTCAACCATTTGACCCGTCAAAACCAAGACTTGCTTGAACGACTGTCTGTTTTGGAGAAACGGTCTCAAGGTTCTGAGGTTGCCCGCATTAACAAGGCAATTGAAGACGGCGAGGCCAAGATTAACTTCGCCAAACAGAAAATGGCTGAGGCTATTGCCACGGGTAACGGTGAACTCCACGCTTCCGCACAGGAAATGTGGTTTGAAAGCCGCAGAAACGTGGAATCTTTGATGCACATTCGCAATCAAGCGAACCAAGCACCAAAGCGTCAGGGTATACCCGCCCCTGATCCTCAGTTGCAACGACACGCTAGTGAGTGGATGGCTGATAACCCTTGGTACGACCCCAACGGTAAAGATCCAGATTCACGCAGGGCGTTAAATGAAGACCAAATTCTGGCTGATGAGGGTTATGACCCAAAAACACCAGAGTATTGGGAAGAGTTAGATAAACGCTTGCAAAGAATCCTGCCCCACCGCTATACTATGGACACAGACGAGAAGCCACAAAGTAGACGACGTAGTTTTGTAACTTCATCCGGACGTGAAAGTGCGGCGAGTAGTGGAGGTAAGAATACCTTTACCCTCAACCCCGATCAGGTTAGGGCCATGAAAGATGCAGGCATGTGGGATAACCCGGAGATGCGAGCGAAGATGATTAAGCGCTACGCAACCGAGGCACGCAACAGAACTACTGGAGGATATTGAAATGGATTCACGTTTAAAAAAATCATTGTCTGCTGGAGGACGCGAAAATCGCGCGAGTCTTGATTCAGTTCGAGAGGCTCCGGAGGATAAGTTCGTTTCGGCCGAAGAGCGTCGCAAGATGTGGAAGGACGAGTGGACACAAAGCGCATTGCCTAAGACTCCGGAATTACCGGGTTGGCATCTTTGCTGGTTATCGACTACGAATAGTTACGACAGTATTGATAAGCGTATGCGTCTCGGCTACGTTCCTGTGAAAGCAGATGAACTAAAGGGCTTTGAGAACTACCGAGTCAAATCTGGCGAACATGACGGGTTTATCGCTTGTAATGAAATGCTGCTGTATAAGATCCCGATGGATTACTATCAGGAAATTATGTCGCACTTTCACCACGAAATGCCATTGGAAGAGGCGGAGAAAATCAAACGCCAAGCCGAGCAAAACGTGGCAAGTGATAGTTCCGGCAGGAACCTCGGAAAGATCGAAGGCGAAGGTTTAGGCAACATTGACAGACCTGTCCCAGCACCTGTGTTTCAGGGCTAAAGGGACAAAAATAGGAGTTAAAAATGAGTGCAACCTCTGCTCCGTTTGGTTTGCGTCCTGCGTATCATCCTTCTGGTCTTGATCGCGCACAGGCTCTCGCCAACGGTATCACCTCTGGTTACTCTTCAGCAATCCTGAAGGGCCAACCTGTTCTTTATTCAACTGGCGCTGGCGTTATCGTGCCCGTGACTACGACTTCACAAGCGTGGTCTGGTGCATTTGATGGCGTTGAGTGGACTGACACTACTGGTCGTCGTCGCGTGTCCAACTATTGGCCCGCTTCTACTTCCTATATTGCTGGTTCCTGCGTTGCCTATTTCTATAACGATCAAAACATCGTTTATGAAATTCAAGCCGACGGTTCGATGGCTCAAACCACCCTTGGTGGCGAGTTCTCGTTCACTTCCGGCAATTTGGCTGCTGGTTCTACTACCACTGGATTGTCACAAGCCACTTTGGCTGCTGGCTCTTCTGCTGGTGCTAATAACCAACAACAAATGCGTGTGGTCGATATTGCTCCAATCCCCGGCAATGCTTGGGGTGACGCGTACACAATCGTCCGTGTAGTTAACTCACAATCGCAGTTCTTCGGTTCTGTGGTTGCTGTTTGATAAGGAGTAAAGCATGGCTGCACCAATGCGTAGTACGGACTTTAGAAGTATTGTTGAACCTATCCTCAACGAATGCTTCGATGGAGTCTATGATCAACGTACCGATGAATGGTCGCGCGTTTTCCGCGAACAAGACGGTATTCCCCGTAACTATCACGAAGAGCCTGTCCTTTATGGATTTGGCGCTGCGCCCCAATTGCCCGATGGTTCCCCCGTGTCCTATCAGCAAGGCGGCGTTCTCTTCCTCCAACGCTATGTGTACCAAGTCTATGGCTTGGCCTTCGCATTGACCAAAGTGTTGGTTGAAGACGGCGACCACATCCGCATCGGTCAAGTTTACGCACGTCACTTGGCTCAATCTCTGATTGAAACCAAAGAAACTCTGTGCGCGAACATCTTGAACAATGCGTTCAACTCTTCGTATGTTGGTGGCGATGGCGTTCAATTGAACACCACTAGCCACCCAATCGTCAACGGCACTGCATCCAACTTGTTGGCTACTGCTGCTGTGTTGTCGCAAACCTCTCTTGAGCAAATGTTGATCCAGATCCGTCAGGCTGTGGACAACAACGGCAAGAAGATCCGCTTGGTTCCACGTCAATTGATCGTGGCTCCCGGTAACATCTTCCAAGCCGAAGTTTTGCTGAAGTCTGTGTTGCGTACTGGCACTGCTAACAACGACGTCAACCCCATCAAGTCTATCGGCTTGCTGGACGAAGGCGCTGCTGTTCTGTCACGTTTGACCAGTTCCACAGCATGGTGGGTGCAAACCGACGCTCCTGAAGGTCTGAAATTGCTGATGCGCCGTCGTCTGGAAAAGACAATGGAAGGCGACTTCGAGACTGACACTATGCGTTACAAGGCAACAGAACGTTACATCCCCGGATGGACTGACTGGCGCTCTGCGTACGGTACTCCCGGCGCTTAAAGCCGACAGGGGTTGGGATAAAACCCAGCCCCTTTTTTCTTCAACTTCGTCAAACTTTTCAAGGAGCAGACGATGCCTCAATTTAGCGATGACCTTTTCTTAGGCCCGGCCCAGACGTTCATGGGTACAGGCATTACCAACTCGGAAGCGGTGTTTGCCGGTTCTGTGTCTGGTACTACATTAACCATTACCCAACAACTTTCCGGTGATCCATTGGTCTTGGGCCAATACATCGGTGGTACTGGTGTGACTGCTGGTTCTTATGTGACCGCATTCGTTACCGGTACAGGTGGTGTTGGCACATACACACTGAGCGCCTCTTCAAGCGCCACAGGTGCAATCACAGTGTTTTCTTCTGGCAATGCGCTGCTTGGTGATCCCTCTCCTATGGACTTAGGCGTTGGCCCTATGGGTCGCGTTTACGTTTGGGACGTGATTCCTCAAGCCTTGTCTGCTGCCAATATCGCTGCCTCACAAACTCCAGCCGCTGCTGGTGCTTTGACCCTGAGTGCTGGCACATCGACCAAATCGTTCACTCGCACAGATGGCACAACCGTGATCCAATTGGATTGCGCCCGCGCTGTTAGCGTGACGACTGCTACCGCTGCTGCCACCACATTGGCTGGCGTGGCAATCACTGGTACTGGTGGTCAGATCTCCTTCACCTCGCAAACTGGTTTGGTCAGCGGTCAACGCTTGACTATCTCCGGCACTTACGGCGGTACAGGTTCGATTACTGGCTATACCAACCCCACAACCTATATTTTGACCGCTGTTACTTCTACAACCGCTACTCTGACCACCACGGCCGGCGCAGCAGTTGTTACTACGGCTGGTACACCTACAGGTTTGACTTACACACTGGGCGTCGCTCCTGTGACCGTTACCGTGTCTGGTTATGACTACTACGGTCAGGCTATGACTGAAGCCATCACCTCTAGCGCTGCTGTTAGCACAGCCGTAAATGGTAAGAAGGCTTTCTATCAAGTCTCTTCGATCACTGTTTCGGCAGCAACTGGCACTGCATTGACTGTTGGTACTACCGACATCATCGGTTTGCCCGTTCGTGTGGTTGACGCTGGTTACTTGGTTGGCTTGGGCTGGGCAAACGCCTCTACCCGCGCTACCGGTACTTTCGTGCAAGCCGACACAGCAACTGCTACCAGCACCACTGGTGATGTTCGCGGTACTTTCGTGCCTTCGTCCTCTACAAACGGTGTTAGCCGCTTGGTGATTACGATTGCTTGCAATGCCATCATGGTCGGCCCCAATGCTACCCGTCAGGGTGCGCTTGGCGTTACACAAGCCTAAAGGAGAAACTCATGGCTACTAAAAAGTCAAGTGCAGGCGGCTTCAGCCAAATGCCTAAGATGATGACTGATGAACCTACAGTCATTCTGAAACTGAAAAAGGGCGGCAAAGTTGCTCACAAAGCCAAGGGTGGCAAGACCAAGGAAGAGCATGGTCACAAGCACATGAAGCACATGATGGACGGTGGCGTTATGGGCGCTTTGGCTAACACGCCAGCACTCATTGGTCGTCCCGCCCTGAATACGCCCGTTGCTCGTCCTGCTAAGCCTTCGATGGCCGCTCGTCGCGCCGCGATGATGGCTACTCAACCCGGCGCTATGAAGAAGGGCGGCAAAGCCCATCATCACGCTGAAGGCGGCATGGAGTCCAAGGCTGAAGAGCGTCGTGAAGAAAAACGCCTTTCTCATCTTGAGAAGGAAATGAAGCATCACGAAGGCATGAAGGCTGGCAAGGCTCACCACGGTCTGAAGCATGGCGGCAAGGCTCACCACAAGTTTGCCAAGGGCGGCGCTACCGGCGAGGCTTTGGACGCTTTTGAGACTAAGACTACCATTGAGCATGATGAGAAGCCTTACGTTGAAACCGAAATGCACACTGCCAAGCGTGACACTGCTCACGGTACTGGCGGCGTCAAAGAAGGCAACGCAGGCGGCTACAAGCACGGCGGTAAGGCTCACCACGCCCACGGTGGCAAAGTGCATCGCGTTTCTGGTCACCCAGAAGGTTCGCATGCCCACCACAAGGCTATGGCTAAACACCACGCCGAGCAACATCACGCTAAGGGTGGCTCTGCTCACCACGCAAAGATGCACGAGCATCACATGCACTTGGCTAAGATGGCTAAAGGCGGCCACAAGTACGCTGTTGGCGGCACTGTTTCTGAAAACGTTGCCAAGAAGTACGAAAACACCATGATGCACACCGACGAGTACGAGGACAAAGTCCACGGCCCTACCGGTGGCGTGAAGGAAGGTAATGCTGGTGGCTTTAAGCGCGGCGGTAAGGTTCATCACAAGGCTACTGGCGGCGTGATGGAATCTAACGCTGGTGGTTATAAGCATGGAGGGCATGCCGCAAAAAAAGCCTACGCCACGGGGGGCAATGTTAATAAACAAGGCTCACCTGTGGCGTTAGTCCCACGAGGCGTTAGCGGCAAGAAGGCTCCTCCCGTTGCAATCAATATGCTGTCTGGCACTTATAAAAAAGGTGGTCAGGTAGCCCCCGGCAATAAGCGCCTACAAGGCATTTATGCTGAGGAGAATGCACCGGCGGTAAAGGAGGCTAAGGCTGATACGCGCCTTCAGTATGACCAAGATGTATATCAAGGTCAGGACTTTCCAAAAGCCCCGTCTTACAAGAAAAAAGGCGGAATGGCTTGTTAAATAGAGTGGGGGCTACGGCCCCCGCTTCTTTAAAGGATAGATTATGAGTAACGGTATCGTTTCTTCAGTTACGCGCGCAGGCGCATACGAGCCATTCAATTTGCAAGTGTCTCGTGGACAAATTCAAGGCCACACACCTTTTTTGCTCTATGGCTATTCAGCCGCAGTTAGCAACACAGCATTTGGCCCTCTTTGGGAAGGTTTGACCCAAAGCGGCGGTTTGTATCCATTCCCATCTTCAGCAGCCCAATTGACGATCGTCAGTTCTTCGGCTTCTGATACAACCGCATTGAGCGTTCAAATCCAAGGTTTGGATGCTAACTTTGCACCAATTAGCGAAGTGATTGCCCTGAACGGCACAAGTGCTGTTACATCGGTTAAATCGTATTTGCGTATCAACAATGTTGGCGTGACCAATGGCGCTAACGTGGGCACGATTACATTCAAGCAAAGCACAACCTTGTTGGCTCAGATCAATCCCGGTTTGGGTGTTAGCCAAGCCTCAATCTATACCGTTCCTGCTGGCTACAGTTTGTATATCATGCGTTCGTATAAGACTGCAAACATTGGATTTACAAGCGGTGCTTGGATCAACTTTGAAGTGCAATTTAACGATAACGTGACTGGCGCTCAAAAGATTGTTCAAGAGCAGACTTTTGTACAGCAAATTGAGATTGACTACACACAGATCCCTCGTAAGATTACAGAGAAGACTGACATCCAATACTTGTACAAAGCAAGCATTGGTGGCCCATTGATCTGCTCACAGAACCTTACAGGTATCTTGATTCAAAATGACAATCTTGTAACCGGTGCGGGAACTTAATCATGCCAAGCAAATCCGCCGCACAACATCGCTTGATGGAGGCCGCCGCTCATACAAAGGGTGGATTTGGTGGCGTACCCCAGAAGGTTGGCAAAGAATTTGTCGAGGCTGACAAGAAAAAGAAGTTTGCCTCGGGCGGCCTCTATGCCAACATCCATGCAAAACAGGAACGTATTTCCCACGGTTCTGGTGAACACATGCGTAAACCCGGCTCTAAAGGAGCGCCTACCGCCGAAGCATTTAAGGAGTCTGCAAAGACTGCCAAGATGAAAAAGGGTGGCCCATCTTTGGCTGTTGGCCGCGGTGAAAAATTACCAGTTTCTAAGGGCGCAGGACTTACCGAAAAGGGCCGCGAGAAGTACAATCGTGAGACTGGTTCGCACCTCAAAGCACCCCAGCCAAAAGGAGGCCCACGCAAGGACTCTTTCTGCGCTCGGATGTCAGGGGTTGTGGAGCATTCAAAGGGCGATGCCGAGCGGGCAAAAGCCTCGTTAAAACGTTGGAAATGTCCGGGGTGGTAGATGGCATATTCAGGAACCTTTGGTACGACTGTTATCTCGGTACAGACGCTCATTGATCACGGTGCGCGTCGGTGCGGGAAACTCGCCGAAGAACTGACAGACGAACAGGTGCTGTCCGCTAAGGAGTCTTTGTTCTTCTTGCTGTCGCATCTGCCCAACATTGGTATCCAATACTGGGCCATCAACAAACTGGTTATTGGCCTCAACGCCAATCAGTACATCTACACCCTGCCCTCGGGTGCAGTTGATGCCTTGAATGTGCTGTATCGAACGATGACGGCCCCCAGTGGCCAATGGTTGTCCTCTACTGGCGGTCAAGTCGCCAACATTTACGACCAAAACACCAATACCTACCTAACCCAATCGTCACCGAATGGGTATTTTGAGGTCAATTACGGCACAAACAACCCGAACTACATTGGGTCGATCGGCTTTTTGCCTTACATCGCAAACAATGGCAGTCAGACTTGGAGTTATCAATTCCAATGGTCGAACGATAACGCCACTTGGACAACTCTTTACACCGGAACCAACGTCACGGTGACTGATAACGAGTGGATCTGGCAAGACATTGACCCCGGAGCCAACGCTCAATACTACCGTATGGTAGCCTCTGGTGGCACTACGCTGTCGTTGCGTGAACTTTACTTCGGTACAAATGCCCGTTTGATCCAAATGTCTCGCTTGAACCGCGATGACTACACCAATTTGCCCAACCAGAACTTCACGGCCAACCAGCCGTACCAATTTTGGTTTGATCGCACGATTCCTAAGCCCTCAATCTACCTCTGGCCAGTCCCTAACGATGCCTTTGTACAGATGACGGTGTGGTATTCACGCCAGATTGATGATGTTGGCGCACTGGACGGCCAATTAGAGATCCCACAACGCTGGTATGAGGCTGTTTTGATGATGCTGGCTCACCGGATGAGCCTAGAACTGCCTCAAGTTGACCTCAAGCGTGTGCAATACCTTGAAATGCAAGCCGCCAAGTATCTGAATGATGCCGAGCAAGAAGAGCGTGACAAGTCCCCAATCTATTGGGCACCCAACATCAGCGTGTACACAAAATAATGCCAGTATTTCTTGACACTGAAGGCTTATCCACAATTGCAATCGCAGTATGCGACCGTTGCAAGATGAAGCGCGCCTTGGTGCAATTGATGCCTGACAGCAATTTCCCCGGTCTGCGGGTGTGTGACCAAGGATGCCGTGACAACTTAGACCCTTACCGTCTGCCTGCTAGAAAAACCGAAAGGATTAACCTTCGGTTTCCTCGCCCAGACGTTAGTGTGGCCGTCACGCCCGATGCAATCATCGAAACTGGGTACAACCAGTGGGAGTTGTCGCCTGAGCAGAATACTCAGACGCCTGAAGACAACGGCAATTTGGACACCTTGGCTCCCTCGCCTACACCGACGCAGTATCAACAGCCCCCACAGGTGAATGACTAATGGCTAATGTAACCATATCCCAACTCCCAACCGGCTCGGCCATTACCGGAACCGAACTGGTTCCTGTCGTTCAAAATGGGGTGACAATTCAGACGACTACGGCCTCTCTTGCAAGCGCTGGGGCATTGAATTACACGTTCCTGACGGTTGGTTCGCAAGGTTCATTGACCCAAGCCCGTCGGATTGCTGTCGGCTCTGGCCTGACCACAGTCGATGGCGGCGCTGGTAGCAGTTACACCATCAATCTAACCGGCGCTCCGCTGTCTTTGGTGTCGTCCGGCAACGGCTTCCAAGTAAAAACCGGCATCAATACAATCTCAAACGTTTCCTTGCAGTTTTCTGGCAGCGGATTGAGTATTGCTAACCCAGACGGCTCAACCGGTAACCCAACGCTCTCCTTCTCGGGGATCATGGCCAGTTTGTCCACCTATAGCGGCACTGGTTTACTGACAGTTAACGGTACAAATATCGGCTCAACTTCAATCTACGGCGTATCAAATCAGACTGTGGTCACAAATGCCAACACAGCCCCGACTATTGGGCTGGCAAGTAATCCGATAATCCCCGGTGCGGCATCGATGACATTGCCTTCTGGAAGCACAGCATCTCGGCCTTCAGTCGCAACACTTGGCATGATTCGCTTCAATACGGATTTGGGCGCATACGAAGTTTATTTGGTTTCCGGCTGGGCGCAATTGTCTGCTTCTGGCGGCGTGACATCTTTTAGTGCTGGATCAACCGGACTTACGCCTAACACCCCAACAAATGGGGCTATAACGCTTGCTGGGACTTTAAACGCATCAAGTGGTGGTACAGGTGCTACCTCATTGACTGGATATGTCTACGGCAATGGTACGGGCGTTATGACAGCCTCCACAACAGTTCCTACAACGGCACTTAGTGGCACAGTTACCAATGCCCAATTGGCTTATTCAAGCATTACGATCAATGGAAGCGTGGTAAGCCTTGGTACATCTACTACAGTTACGGCCAGCACGACCAGCACATTAACAATTGGAACTGGTTTATCTGGAAGTTCTTTCAATGGATCGTCCCCAGTCACGATTGCTATTGATTCGACGGTTGCGACATTGACTGGTACGCAAACGTTGACCAACAAGACCATCAGCGGCGCGTCCAATACGTTGACCAACATTGGCAATAGTTCGCTGACCAACAGTTCAATTACTCTTGGAACGACCAATATCGCTCTTGGCGGTACATCGTTGACTCCTGCTGGTTTGACATCGGTTACGGTAACTCAAGATCCAACACAAGCCTTGCAGTTGACCACCAAGCAATATGTTGATGCGGCAATTTCAAACGTCAACTACCATGCTGCTTGTAACTACGCTACTACGGCTGATCTTGGTGCAGTAACCTATAACAACGGTTCTTCTGGTGTCGGCGCAACGATCACCAAGACCAGCCCTTTTGCCACTTTGGCGATTGACGGCGCTAATCCATCGGTTGGCCAGCGTATTTTGGTTAAAAATGAAACCAGTGGTCAATACAACGGTATTTATACAGTAACTAGCGTTGGATCTGGTTCTGT